ACTCTGCACTTGCTTGCATCCAATAGTTAAAGTTTTTCACTAAAACTCTAAACATAGAACCTTTCTTAGTAGCTTCTGCAACACGCTTTTCAAGGAAATCATCAATCTGTTCTTTAAGTTCATCTGTTTCATTTATAAGTGGATTAGATTTCGCCCACATTGTACTGTCTTGCCACTCATCTTCTGAATCTTGTTCGAATATGACTGCAAAGTATTCATCATCTGTATATACTTCTGATAAAATATCTTTCGCATACGGCCATTCATCTGTGTACATTGGTGCGTTTAGATCAAAACCAGCTGTAGATATGATGAATATTAATGATTGCAGTAAGTTACCTTGTCCTGATTGGATAAGTTCCAACATTTCATTGGTCTTTGCTGCATGGTATTCATCTATTACTGCTAAGAATGGTTCGAAACCATCAACTGCACCAGTATCACGTGACAAAGGTCTAATGTATGAACCGTCTTTAGTATGTGTAAGCAATTCTCTTACTTTCTTAACGTCTTTTTTTAATTCTGGTACTTTAGAAATAAAATACATAAGTTGTTTAGATACCATGTTAAAGACAATACTTGCTTGTGACTTATCATTAGCAGCAGTGAACATCTGTCTACCTTCTTTAGGCTCTCTATCAAATAAGAAAGCATATAGAACTAGTCCAGAAACTAAAATTGATTTACCTTGTTTCCTAGACATAGAGATAAAGGCTTTTTTAAATCTCAACATGTCATTATCTTTAGTGAACCAACCACGCACACTAGCAATAATGAATTTTTGAAACAATCCAAGTTTATTGATATTACCTTTAGTATCGGGTAGCGCTTCAACAAATTTAATAACCTTTTTAGCACGTTTAGGCTTGTAGGTATAATTCCAACTATCGTCATTAATTGACCGTTGTATGTCCTTTAAATGACGAATACAAGCTAATCTAGTATCTTTGCACGTTATATATGTTCCAGACAGTACCATAACGCAATACTTGTAAGCATCGTCTCTGTATTCATTAGGTATATTCAATAATTCTTCATATGCTTTTGGTATGTTCACGCTAGTCATCGTCATCAACACCAAACTCATCATACACAGATTGCTTAACTTCGCTTTCAGTAGGTACAACTATTCTCATACGAGAGTCAATAGTCATTCCTAATTGACCACAAATAGAACGTAACTCTTTCAACGACTCCATATATGCCATGAAAGCGCCAGTTTTACGATTAGTTTCTGGGTCAACCATACCTTCAATACCATCTTTCTGACTTATTGCACGATATAGCGTGTCGTTTTGATCTAACACTTCGCAATACTTCTTGATAAGCGAGTAATCTAAATCTGCAATTGGTAATTGTTCAAGTAACGGGACAACCCTTAACCACTCTTTAGCAGCATTTTCAGTTAATCCTTCTGGAACAGAATCAACATTAATTTTCTTAAACTGTTTAAGTCCATTCTCTTTTAATTCAGCTTGTTCCAATTCTTCTTTATTATGATTTCCTGTCTTTGTAGCATTCAATTTAGGCTTTCTTCCTGCCATTCCAGCACCTCCTAACAATATATGGCTTATGAAAAGTTTTCATTTCTAGAATTCGGTCGCAAAAAAGGTCGGCTCGTTGTTCGCTCGTCCCAGAAGTGACGGGGGTTTTCCTTCGCCCCAAAAATATTTTTAAATTTATTTTTCAAAAATTATCACGAAACTATTTCTCGTGAATTTTGTTATGGCATGAAATACATACCACCTCTAAATTTTCCATATCCAGTCTTTTCGACCAATCCCGTTTCAATTCAATCTTGTGATGGACAATTAAATCTTTGTCATTCACAACGCCTTGAGCCAAACAATGTTGGCATAAGTAGTTATCACGTGTAAGCACTTGTATACGTAACTTGCGCCACTGTATACTATTGTAGAACGTTGTATACTCCTTATTACGTGAGTCATGTCTAACCTGTTGGTTATACCTTTGTGTATTGGCTTTCCTATAGTCTTGCAACTCGGTTTGAGTATATGACTTATTACCAAGTCGAACCTTTGGTTGAACAAACAAATGAATCAACTTCTTTCATTTGAATTTTATATTTATAATTAATATTTAATTTTGTTTAGTTAATAAGAAAAGATAAAACGAAATCAATTTGAAATCATTTTATCTTTGAGTTTAGAAATTGTTTCATTAATCAAATGCAAATTAATCTAATAAAGTTTATGATCAACAAAACATTTCTTTTGATATTCAATTGTTAAACAACAATCATCAATTAGTTTTTATTATTCAATGTTTCAATCAATCTCTTAAACTGATTAAACCTTTTAATATAATCAAATGAATGTTGTCTATATAACTACACACAATGACATTACTGTGCTTATCATTATTAAAGGGTATTCAAAGTGTATGACACCTTAACTCCCTCACCTTAATAAGTAGTGTCCTTTAATATGTGTGTCCTTATTAGGTGGGTCGATTAAATAGCTGCATACAAAAAGACACACCTGCGGAATAGGTGTGCCTAAATATAATATAGTATCTTTATTTATAACGTCTTAACTGAAATACCCTATGTTATCATAATAGCCTATTGACACTGCGCACTTCCACACTATTAGAAGTGCGGTTTATTCAAAGTTAATCCAACCAATGCGTTCAGCTGTATCTCTCATAATCTTATTACGCATTCTTAATACTGCGTCTCTACTTATAATCTTGTCATCAGCTCTACGCTTAGTTAACTCATGTGCTATATCTGGCCATTCATATATAGCTAAGTCCTTCTCCCAGTATCTGTATTCAATAACAGCCTTCTGTTCATCAGTTGCTCTATTATATACATCTTCTACTGCTTGTAATGTTGCTTGTAAATTACGATACTTGTTATCTTTATGTAACTTGATAACTTCATTCTCTACCGGACTACTAACAATGTTTGACTTACCACCACCTATATTAGTATCTTGTGGTTGGTATAACAGTTCATATCTTCTATATGCTAACTGTCCTTTTAAATCATTGTAGTTAATCCAATATTCTTCTAACTTAGGTAAATCAGCTCTGCCAAGTTTCATCTAATACCTCCAGTTATTTAATACGTTTATCCCATGCGTCTTTTATCTCTCTAATATCTTCATCTGTTAATTCGTTTTCTTTCAACCTCAATACTACATCGCCATGATCATTGAATATAATATCTAACAAGTATGCTACCTCATATTCCAATGCATCTATCTTAGTATCCTTAACTGCATTGTATATAAGTGAAACGATTGCGATTGCGCCTAGAAGAATAGTTGCTATAATCCAGAACATTATTCGTCCTCCTTTATAATAAGTATTTATATATAGCTGTTATAATCATAAAAGCATATCCCATACCTATAATTGAATAAGTTATCAACCTATGTTTACTTGCCCAATTAACAAAAGGTACCCATAGCTTTTTACCTATTTTTATATAAACGTTGCCAAAATTAGTAAGATACTTTTCTAAGAAATTGAATATCGGAGATACTACTTTGTGAATCATTGAATCAAATTTATCCATCTACTTCACATCCTTATCATAATCACATGGTGTATCTATATCATCATTCGCCTGTTTTCTAATTAGTATTTGATTGGTAACGTATTTGCTTAGTTCGTATAGTGCTATGATTAATAGTGTTTTAAGTATTTTCATTATTTACCTCCAATATTATCGATTAAGTCTTTAATGACATATGGCTCTGGATATATAAATCTTGGAACACTTATGAAAAGTTGCGTAATACAAGCTAGAATTGCTAAAACTCCAATAATCGCTATACACATATATGTTAATCCAATACCATTTAGCTGGAAATCACGCCTTTCTGGATTATCAAAGATAAATGGTCTCTTTTTAAATTCTAGTTCGTTTATAAATCCATCTTCTTTAACTTCATAGTTATTACTGTTATGAGCTAAGCAATATTGTCTAATGAATGAAATAATTATTACTGCACTGACTACCATCATTAATAAGCAAAAAGCTATAGTCGTAATTGATTCAATCTTTAACTGCATTACTAATCCATTCCATGTGTTGCCACTTATTTCTTCAACTTTATTTGCGATATCGTCATATCTATTTAATATCTCTTTATCCATATCACTCACTGTCCTTTTCTTTAAAATAATTAATATTCCTTAACATTTCAGCTACTTTTTTGTCACCAGCTAATAACTCCGCCTCTTCCTTACTCTCTGCCTCCACAACTTGATACGTTTCATTCTCACGTATCTTAGTAACGTCTGTGAAAGTGTGACCGTTGTGTTCTATTGTTCTGATTAGGTATTGCATGGTGTCACTCTTATCCTCTCTTGATTATTTTCATCATATCTCTGACATATTCAAAATTTATTATTGATACTCTATCAGTTGTGAAATTACTATTTTTAGTTTCCTTAATTTTCTTGTTTACTTTATCTTCTAGTTCTCTCCATCTTTTATTCCATTCTTGTATTACTGAAATTAAAATAGCTGTGACTAATAATAAGAAAACGATTATTACTATACATATAACCATCCACACTCACTCCTATTTTAATAATTCGCCTAATGTTAAAAGGAAAGATAAATACATCGCTACGATCAAAAACGTGATTACTGGATGCTTTGTTATATTTTTATTAATGTTATTTTTCCAACGGTGCATTTTGTGCATTTTGTTCATTTCCTCAACACCTCTTTAATTTTTTCTAAAATGTCCTTATCTTGTTCCACTTGACCCGAAACCTTTTTCTCCTCTTGCTGTTTCACTTTCAAACTCCTCCACTGGTTCTAACTCTGGTGTCCATATTGGTACAATGACTAACTGTGCTAGTCGGTCGCCTTTTTGTATTTTGTATACGGGCGTGTCTATTTTTCCCGAAAAATATTTGGTTTCTTCATCAATACCATAAACTGGATAAATCAACCCACCATCTTCAACATCCATTATCGCGCCGCCATATTCTTCTAAACTAATATAGTCATTCTTAACATTAATCTTCATATGACCTTGAAATCCTGCGTCAATCTTCCCTGTTTCAACTACAAGATGTGTCTTACTACTCACACCACTTCTGCTTGTCAGTAATCCCACATATCCTTTAGGTATATTCACTGCTAGATCAGTAGCGATTAATGCTTTCTCTTGTGGTTCAAGTATCACTGTTTCTGCTGCGTATATGTCATAACCAGCCGATTCATCATCTGCTCGTTTAGGTTTCGTTGCGTTGTCGCTTAGTAGTTTGATTTGTAATTTAGTCATTTTTGTCCTCCTAGAATAATTAAGATTACTAAAATCAATGCGCTGTTTAATGTGTTAAAAAATAATGTGCCGAAAACAAATATATGCGCTTGATATCTTTTTATAAAACTTTTTCTATGTGCTTTATACTCTCTATCTTTCATCGTCTACACGCTCCTCGTATTTATCAACTATTTCAATAACGTCTAATGCTGTATCTCTGTAACATGTTAGATATTTCATCAAACGCCTTTGCTTTGCGTTCTAAGTTAGGATCTGTAAATCTCTCTATCATTTCAGAGAAATCAGAGGTTTTCATATAAATGCTTTCTTCTTCTGCATCACTAAACGGTGCAAAATCTGTAGTTATTTCACACGCATATTGTGATATATACCAAAAATCTACATCATACGCCATCTAATCACGCTCCAATTTATCAATGTAGTTAACCAAATCTATATAACGACTTACTCCAGGGTTGTGTTCTGCTTTCATACGTATGTGGTTGGTAAGTTGTTCATATCGTTTCAAGAAGCCTTCACTTAATTTTATTGATTCTATTAAATCAAGTTTTAAACCAAATTTTTCTGCTCTCAACTTGTCGTTCTCCCGTACCAACTCTTTATTCCGTTCACGCAACTTATCAATATCTTCAAAGCATGTGTCGCGTTGGGTTTTCATTTTGTGATATTCAATTACAAGTGATTGGAACGCATTTCTATATTGTTCATCAGTCCAAGGTGTAGGTTGATTTTCATTAAAGTTGTTTAAATCTAATTTATATTCACTCACTCGCCATCACTCCTCTAGTAAATGTTTAAAATAATCATTGACTAACTCTAAACTTCTATCTGCAAATCGTTCATCGGAATATAACCACGCTCTAAACTTAATCATCTACTCCACCAGCTTTCCGTTGCGCCATATACATTTAAACTCTCCATCAATGTATGCGTGTATTTCTGCATATTGGTAATTTACAATATCGACAATCCTTGAATTACAATGACCATAAATAGTGTCTGCTCCAGTAACTTCAGCTAGCATTTCAAATCTTGTAGTTTCATTTACAAATTCCTCGACTTCGACTGTGAAAGCGTTGTTATATTTAATATAATCTGCGTTATTCATCATCAAATCCCTATTTGTAGCAATGTATATTCCTGCTTCTTGATTTTGGTCTGTTGGAAAAAGTTGACCTCTC